CCTCATCTAATTATGGTGGTAATGGCGGTGCTGGTATAGCAAGTGCAATATCAGGTACTGTAACTACGTATGCTGGTGGTTCTGGTGGCTATGGTGCTACTGCTTATGGTTCTCCCGGTGTTGGGGGTGCAGGTGCGTCCCATGTAGCAGGCACAGCAAACACTGGTGGTGCAGGGGGTATTTATGATGGGTCTGCGGCGGCTAACGGCGGTAGTGGTATCGTCATCATTCGTTATCCAGACACATTCAATGCTGCATTAAGCACAACAGGCTCACCAACAATCACAACAAGCGGTGGCTTTCGTATTTACAAATTCACGGCCTCTGGGTCAATAACTTTCTAAGGATCATCATGGAACACAATCCCTTGACCCAAAAGGTCGTCTACACAAACTTCCCCGCTGATCCAACGCAGTTGGCTGTGGTGGAATTGAGCGCTGAAGAGATCCAGGCTAAGAAAGACTACGCCATGGACAAACTGCGCGGTGAGCGTAACGCACGCCTTGCGGCTTGCGACTACACACAACTGCCAGACTTTGCTGGCGACAAACAAGCCTGGGCCACATACCGTCAAACCCTACGCGATCTGCCCTCAACTGTTGCAGACGCACGAATATTTGACACATGGCCTAACAAACCGTGATATATTTCGCAAAACTGTACTGGCCCAGCTGACCAGGGAATCTTAGGATTCAAAAATGGACAATGAAATCTTAGCGGAAGTACCCGCGCCGGAACAGGAAGCAACGGCTGCCCCTGAACCCGAAGTTAATTCGCCGGAAGTATCGACAGAGCAGACAGAACAGCCAGCGGAAAAAACTTATACGCAAGCTGAAATCGACGCAATGATCGGTAAGCGCCTCGCAAGAGAACAGCGCAAATGGGAAAGAGATCAAGCTGCAAGGCAAGCCGAGACGCAGACCCTACGGTCTACGCCAGCCGAAGCGCCAAGTGCTGACAATTTCAACGACCCTGAAGCGTATGCGCAAGCACTCGCACTTCAGAAAGCCCAAGAACTTGTCGCGCAACGCGATGCTGCCAAGCAACAAGCTGAGATCATGGAGGCTTACGCCGACAGTGAAGAGAAAGTCAGGGACAAATACGACGACTACGATCAGGTAGCCCGTAACCCTAACGTGCCCATCACTGAGGTCATGGCTGAAGCGATCTACGCCTCTGACGTTGGCCCCGAAGTAGCATACTACTTAGGCTCAAACGTCAAAGAAGCTGCTCGAATTTCTAAATTGTCGCCTTTCTTACAGGCAAAAGAGATTGGAAAGATTGAAGCCAAATTGGCCTCCGATCCTCCGGTCAAAAAAACTTCAAACGCGCCAGCACCGATTAGTCCGGTAACTGCACGCTCGACTGGTTCAACGAGCCATGACACGACAGACCCACGGTCAGTCAAGTCCATGACAACCTCGCAATGGATCGAAGCCGAACGTCAACGCCAGATCAAGAAGTGGGAAGCGCAACGCAACCGCTAATTTTTTGAAAGGACTAACATGTCTAATAGTATTCTGACGATTGACATGATCACCCGCAAATCGCTGGAGATCTTGGAAAATAACTTGGTCATCACACGTAACGTGAACCGCCAGTATGACGACTCTTTTGCTGTTGAAGGCGCTAAGATCGGCTCTACACTGCGTATCCGTTTACCCGACCGTGCTTTGGTTACTGACGGTGCCGCCTTGCAAGTGCAAGACGACAACGAGCAGTACACCACACTGACTGTTGCTTCACAAAAGCACATCGGCGTTAACTTCACATCTGCTGAATTGACAATGCAGTTGGACGACTTCGCAGAGCGTGTCTTGAAGCCTCGTATCAGCCAGTTGGCCTCTTCTATCGACGCTGACGTCGCTAACGCCTATTTGGGCATTGGTAACTCTGTTGGTACACCTGGCACAACACCTTCTACTTCTTTGGTCTTGCTCCAAGCCCAGCAGAAGCTGAACGAAAACGCTGCTGTGATGAACCCCCGTTACGCCACTGTCAACCCAGCCGCCAACGCTGGTTTGGTCGAAGGCTTGAAAGGTTTGTTCAACCCAACAGACACCATCAGCAAGCAGTTCAAGAACGGCATGATGGGCACTGGTGTTCTCGGCTTTGACGAGATCAACATGTCTCAGTCTATCAAGCAGTTCACAACTGGCTCACGTGGTGCTACTGGCGCTACTTTGTCTGCTTCTGTGTCTTCACAAGGCGCAACTACCATCGCTATCACTGGCGGCGGTAACGCAGGCACCGTGAAAATCGGTGACGTGTTCACTGTGGCTGGCTGCTATGCTGTCAACCCACAAACACGTGAATCTACCGGTTCCTTGTTCCAGTTCGTTGCTACTGCAAACGTGACTTTGGGTTCAAGCGGCGAAGGTAACATCACTGTTGCTCCTATCTACACTTCTGCAAACGCTTTGGCAACCGTGGACAGCTTCCCTGCTTCCGGCGCTGCTGTCGTGTTCGTTGGCGCTGCTTCTAGCACCTACGCTCAGAACTTGGTTTACCACAAAGATGCGATCACATTTGCGACCGCTGACTTGTTGTTGCCACAAGGCGTTGACATGGCTGCTCGCGCAGTTCACAACGGTATCAGCTTGCGCGTTGTTCGTCAGTACGACATCAACAACGACCGTATGCCTTGCCGTATCGACGTGTTGTATGGCTATAACACAATTCGTCCACAAATGGCCGTCCGCATGTGGGGCTAATTGATCGGGGCTTCGGCCCCTTTCTTCGTATACATCTTTGAAAGGAAATTATCATGGCTTTACCTAATGGCGCAGGCGGTTACCAAGTTGGTGACGGCAACCTGAACGAACTCACAATTGGCTACGCAGCCGCACCCCAAACTGCCACATCTACAGCGACTTTGACCGCCGCTCAAGTGACTGGCGGTATCTTGGTTGCTAACCCCAGCACATCTGCTGCTGTCTACACTTTGCCTACCGCCGCTGCTATTGACGCAGTTGTGACCAGCGCTAAAGTTGGCAGCACATTTGTGTTGACCGTGGTTAACACTGGTACCTCTTCTGGTACTGTTACTTTGGCTGCTGGCACTGGCATCACCGACGGCGGCAACGCTACCGTTGCTGTTGCTATTACCTCTAGCGCTCAGTTTACATTCCGTAAAACTGGCGACGCAGCTTGGTCTGTTTACAAGACAGCCTAAATAGGAAAGGGGGCTAATCACCCCCTTTTTTCAAAATGCACATCACACTCGTACACCCAATTCACGGCGCTAAAGTTGCAACAATGGAACTTGAGGTCGAACAAGATGAAAAAAATGGCTGGACGCGCTACAATCCAGACACGCCTGTTCAGGCGGCTCCCGTTGTAAATACGTTGGAGACTAAGCGCCGCCGTAAACCGGCAGAGGAAGCAACCGAAGGAGTCTGAACATGGCGACGTATACCGCTGGCGATCAAATCAACCGCGCTTTGCGCCTGTTAGGTATTTTGGCCGAGGGCGAGACGCCGTCAGCCTCCATGTCGCAAGACGCCCTGATGGCGATGAATCAGATGATTGATTCATGGAACACAGAGCGCTTGTCTGTCTTCTCTACACAAGATCAAGTTTTCACGTGGCCGTCTGGCGCAATTAGCCGCACGCTTGGCCCGTCCGGTGATTTTGTAGGCAACCGCCCCGTTTTATTTGATGACGCGACGTATTTCAAAGCGCCCAATGGCGTGTCATACGGCATCAAGTTCATCAACCAACAGCAGTATGACGGCATTGCTGTTAAGACCGTTACGTCGACATACCCACAAGTAATCTTCGTCAACATGACGTTCCCCGACGTTGAAATGTTTATTTATCCACGTCCCACACAGGACTTGGAATGGCACTTCATTTCAGTTGAAGAGTTGAACAAACCCGCAACGCTGTCAACCGTCATGTATTACCCGCCAGGTTATCTACGTGCTTTCACGTACAACTTGGCCATGGAATTCGCCCCTGAGTTTGGCGTTGAGCCAAGCCCACAAGTGCAGCGCATCGCCATGACTTCTAAGCGCGACTTGAAGCGCATCAACAACCCTGATGACGTGATGGCACTGCCTTACGCATTGGTGGCCAACCGCCAGCGCTTCAACATCTACGCCGGTAACTACTGATGAAGACGCCGATTCTTGGCTCTAGTTACGTTACCCGCAGCGTCAATGCTGCGGATAACCGCATGGTCAATTTGTTCCCCGAGGTCATTCCAGAGGGCGGTAAAGAGCCTGGCTTTTTGAACCGCGCGCCTGGTCTGAACTTCTTGCAAACCGTGGGCACTGGCCCTATTCGCGGTTTGTGGGCGCACCAAACCAATGGCTCGAATTTCTACGTCGTGTCTGGCGTTGAAGTCTACAAACTAAGCGGCACAACCGCCACGCCTGTTTTGATTGGCCAAGTGTCCGGCACTGGCCCTGTCTCAATTGCCGATAACGGCACGCAAATCTTTTTTGCTTGCAACGGCCCAAGTTACATCTACAACGACGTTACAGGCGTGTTTGGCCCCATTACAGACCCTGATTTTCCAGGCGCTGCGACTGTGGGCTACCTTGACGGCTATTTCGTCTTCAATGAGCCTAACAGCCAGAAGGTCTGGGTCACGGCGCTGTTGGACGGCTACGACATTAACGCGCTTGATTTTGCAAGCGCTGAAGGCTCGCCAGACGGCTTGGTGGCTGTCAACGTCGACCACCGCGAGGCTTGGCTGTTTGGCACAGACTCAGTTGAAGTCTGGTACGACGCTGGCCTTGCTGACTTTCCTCTGACGCGCATCCAAGGCGCGTTCAATGAAATCGGTTGCGCGGCTGCGTTCTCGGTTGCCAAACTGGACAACACCCTGTTCTGGCTGGGCACTGACGCCCGTGGCCAAGGCATCGTCTACCGTGCCAACGGCTACAACGGTCAGCGCGTGTCAACGCACGCCGTTGAATGGCAAATTCAGCAATACGGCAACATTTCGGACGCCATCGCCTACACATATCAGCAAGACGGCCACAGCTTTTACGTTTTGACGTTCCCAAGCGCCAACGCGACTTGGGTGTACGACGCGGCCACACAGGCTTGGCATGAGCGTGCCGGCTGGGACAACGGCAGCTGGACACGTCACCGTTCTAACTGCCAGTGCAACTTTGGTGGCAACATCATTGTTGGCGACTACCAAAACGGCAACATCTACACTCTGAGCCTGACGACCTACGCCGACAACGGCCAGATCCAGCGCTGGTTGCGCTCATGGCGCGCCCTGCCCACAGGCCAGAACAACCTTAAGCGTACAGCCCAGCACAGCCTGCAATTGGATGCCCAAGCAGGCTTTTTGCTTGACCCTGTTACAGAAGACATCTACCTGACGACCGAAGACGGTTTCAGATTGGTCACAGAGTCTTACAACAACCTGATTGACGAAACAACACTGTCAGTCAACCCACCGCCTCAGTTTATGTTGCGCTGGTCAGACGACGGTGGCCACACATGGTCAAACGAACATTGGGCGCAGGGCGGCGCTGTTGGCGCTTACGGCACTCGTATTTTCTGGCGACGCCTTGGCATGACTCTTAAACTGCGC